ATTCCGCAACATCATTGGCAGCTTTTTGCCCTACTTCGTCACCATCAAATGAGATAATGATGGACTCAAAGCTATCAAGCCACTCATAAGCCTGTTTACAGTCCTTTAAAGCGGCACTAGCGCCGTTTTTAACGCTCACATGGGGATACTTACTACCTGCCATCTGAAAACCCGCTAGAGCGTCTAATTCGCCTTCATGGATTGTAACATTTCTGCCGCCTTTAGCAAACTTGGACTGTCCGAAGAGAGTTGTACTCTTCCAGTCTCCTTGAACGGAAAAAGACTTATCTGCGATTCCTCGGACTTTAATGCCAGACAGGACACCGTCGAGGTCAAAATAAGGATAGTAGTGATTTTTATCATCATTGTGTACGCCATATGCTACGCAAGTAGCTTGAGTAAGACCACGATCAACGATAGAGTTGCTAGTAGAATTATCATAATTAGTAAAACTCCTCATAGGGTTAGTTTGTTTAGGTGTTACGCTTTCTGTGCCATCGCCATCGATATAGTTTTGGCAAACGTGACAATACTGGTGGTTATCGGTATAAATCGAATTACCGTCACTACTACCACACTTCAGGCACGGTATATGCTTTATAAATTGACTTGTCGTTTTATCCACAGGTACGCACCCAAGTATTGTAAGACTTTTGCATTACGCAGCCATCCACCATTTGATTTTGTTTAAACTCAGGTTGAGTCTTTGAAGTATCGTTAGAGCATCCGACAAGTATTACGACCAAAAGCAAGATAGTCTTAGTCATAGATGTGTTCTACGGTTTTAATCGTAGCCTGATAGGTGTCCGTAATATCCTTCATAACGACATCATATCCATATAAGCGCATTGCGTTGGTAACGTCTTCCATAAGGAAATGATACCAAGCGTTTTCAGACTCAAATCGATTCTCATTCATAGTTAAAATCCTTAAAATTGTTATTACTACCTTACTTTAATGATAACTTATATAGTGTTTTTACTTTATAAGTTTGTTTTTAACTTATACGACGTAATAGTCTTATAAGTATATTATAGCATACTTCAATTCTCATCATCAAACAACTTTCCTTGTTGCATTGCATCATAAGGCTCATCTTCGGTATATCCTTCGGTGTCGTCGGTGTCATCGTGCCTTAAATCGCTGCGCTCTATTGCCAGTATTTCATTGGAAATTGTGCCATAACAGCGATTACACATATCCAAATAATTACCAGTATTAATGCTTTTCCGGGTCGATTCATAATCACTTAAAACCTTGTTGCAACAATAACATCTCATAATGAGTCTTTCATAGGCAGTTTAAATCGATTTTAAAGCCCTTTTAAGGGGTGCTGGACTAGCTTTTGTTACTGAGTTGATACCTACCCCTTACCCTGTGGTTTTAAATCGTTCTGGGACTGCATTTCTGCCCTAGTAAAAATACACTTGTAAACGTGATGATCCTTTAAAAGCGTATCAGCATATTGCAGTGCATCAACGTATTTATCAAACCCCTTGCCATCAACGTAATAATTCTCGGTAAAATCAATCATATAATTCCTCGGGATGATTAATATAAAAGGTAGTTGCGATGTTTACCGCTATATCATACCAGTACGCCTTGACTTTGTCGGTCACTTCCTGAGGTGCACTATCAGGCGTAGGATAATCAAAGTCATCATATCCCGCCTCAATAACACCCTCGACCCAATTAGCTTCAATAAGGTAGTTACATTCTTCGTGCAATAGCTCACTAATATAAAACTCAACTGCGTTATCGAATAGCTCGGGGTCTTGATCGTCTTCCGGCTCATAGTAAGTATTATTCATATAAAAGTTACCCATGTTAATTCCTTTCTTCCAGTAAAGGGTCATAAGGGTTAACAATAGCGCCCTGTGGATAGGTTTCTACTGCGAAGACTGCTACGGTATCAACGTGAATGAAATCGGCGTTATCAATCGCTTTAATAGCGTCCGATTCGCTCGAAGCTTCGACCATATAATGCATTTGTACTGTTTTGGTGACTTTGTAAGTTTTCATTATTTAATTTCCTGTTTAGTTACAATAAAAATGTATTTCTTAGCGGGTTTAAAACCATATTGCATCCACGTTTTTAAAACATTGGTTTCAGTGCTGCCAGTGTAGCGCCAATTTAAGTTTTTAATTGGTGGGTTTTCATTAGTGTATTTCATAGTCAAATACCTTTCACTTCTAAAATAGTGGTTTTATCAATTGCTCGATATCCTTCGCTTTTTAAATCATATACCGTTATAAACTTATCAGGATTTAACGTGCTACTACCTCCCTTTAAATGCTTTATAACGCCTAATCTACCGTTTAACTCTCTTAGTGTACCGTCCTTTTTTACGAATAGCACTGTAAAGAATTTCCCGCTGCTGTTTAGTATTTTAGCAGCCAATGCTTCGCTTTTTTCTGTATCAATAGTGTAAGTATTCATTTTATAACCCTATTCTTATGAATTGAAAATGCTCTTTTTTAAACTGCTCAATCTCTTTTAAAGCTTGTTTACGGATAGAATTTAGCTCTTCCCCGATATCCTGACCGGATATATCTTTAATATGACCTGTACCGTACCAGTGTTTATTTCCGTCGTGATAATTTAAGTCTATCCAATTTTCCCCCCATGTAACGGTAAAAGCTTTTGCCCCTTGTTTAAGGTATTCTGCTATTGTTCGCATAACTAACGCTTTGGACGGTTTTCTATTCTTATATTCAATTTCGATAACCGGATATAATGTACTCATTTTATAACCCTCCCGTTTTAATAATGTAAACCGTTAACGGTAAAACTATCACAAGTAAACCTAAAATCATACCCTTGATAAATTCCATAATAAACCCCTTAAGTATTGTATAAATTTAAATGCTTATTTTTTATGACTAATAAAACCCGGTTATAAATAGCGGCTTTACTTTTATAATATTGATAGTTTTTATCCCCTTCGCTAAAATTATTCCATTGGTTTAACCGTTGATTGTTTAATAAATCTTTTTCTAAATCGTGTTTTCTGTAATAATCTTTAAAACCATAAATATTATAATGCGCTATAAACCCGCTGCACAAGTATATATATTTGTATCCGGTACTATTAAGCTTTTCAATATCGGCACAAGCTTTCACTACGTTACGGACAATTAAATCTGCTTTATTTTCTGTTATGTTGACCACAATAAACCCCTTATAAGTTAAATTACAAAGCCGGATTGATCCTTTACCGCTTTACCTTTAGCATACAATGCGACAATATGCCCCAATGGTTCAACGTGCCGTACGTCGCTATTATCGCCTCCGATAACGGGCATTCCCTTAAATGTTGCGGGAATATCCTTAGCGAAGCGGAAAACAGCAGCCAAGCGCATATTATTACCGATAGCAATATCATTGTATTTTTGAAATGTAACTACATTGCTATACGAAAATGTTAGATCATAATTACTTGGCAGATCGTTACGGTTTGCCACTTTAGTGTAGTCATAAAATTGTACGTCCGGAAAACGTGCCATAAGATTAGGATAAACTGTACCGTCGAAATCGGTAAACTCTACGTTTTCCCATTTTATATCACTAGTGCCATTCAAGCGTATTAAAAGTGTTTGCCCTAATGCTGCCGCTTTACGCTTACCCGCTTCAATATCCTTGACTAGGTTTAACATAAAATTAGGTTTATTCTCAAAATAGTACTTTGTTTTTGCAATTCTAGCAGCTTGAATACTGTTAAATGCTCCCCGACCAGCAGTATATAAACAAGCTTTTTCGCATTGTGCTAATTTTGCCATTGGGCAAACTTGATACCCGCTGATATCACTAGGTGCAAGGTATAGAATACCGGTATAAAACCCTAGTTTTTCCCCTTTGACTGTTTTCGCATTGGTGTTAAAACCTAATAATGATTTTCTTTTAAATGTTATCATGATTAATTCCCTTTGTTTAGTGATTATTAATGTTTGCTGCTATGTATCTAATTTAATACTACTTACAAGGTAAATCTATAGGTGTAAACCCTAGGTTTTAATTGATTGTTACTATCGCCTTGATAGATTAAGACTATCGAATCCACCTATAGTATTTTTAGCCCCCTGTTAGTTATTGTCGGTTGAGTATCGGTTAAGTATCTTAATAGGATCCTTAATCGACTCATACGCTCCCTCACCAAAGACCATTAAAGGGGACACAGTCGACACTAAAGCTCTTATAGTCTGGCTCTATCGCCGTTAGAGTATCGATAGAGTGACGCTATAGGGGGGTAGGGGTTATCTTATGAGTTTACTTCTACGGATACCTCTAAAGTTCATAAAAAAGTAAAGCAGCACTTCGTGCCTCTAAAGTTCATAAAAAAGAGAATGAAGGTAACTAAAAAGTAAGAAAAGAAGTGCTTAAAGTAACTAAAGAAACTTCAATGTAATCAAAGAGTTATATTCTATAGACACAAAAGTAGTAAAGAATAAAGAAGTAATGACGATAATGTCTGTCGGAAATGCTCACCCGTAGGGCTTTAGCATTCACTGGTGCGTCCACCCAAAGGGCTACGACACAGTACAGGGTAGACCTAAAATAAAGTTACCAAAGTACTTGACAAAGTGAACAAAGTAGTGTATAATAAGTACTATAGAGGAATCTTTGTCATTAAAAACACTAAGGATGTTTTTACTTAATAAGTTTAATATTATAAGTTATCTTATTTATGTTTTAACATAGATGAAAAACAACTTATAAAGATAACTTAATAAAAACAACTTATAAAGATTCATTAAAGTATAGTAGGGCTGTCCAAAAAAGACAATAACCTGAAAGGTCTTGATGTCGGAAATTAATACAGAAGTTGTTGTTGTCGAAGAAAAAGTACAGCAACGAGTTCAAAGACGTAAGAAGCTAGGTCGTCCCCGTAAAGAGGATTTAAAGAAAGCTAAACTTCCTATTGGTCGCCCTAAGAACGATCATGGTCGTTTAATAGAATTTAAGCAACGGTTGTTGGGCACAAGTGGTGCAAAGGTAATCGAGAAGATTATCGAGATAGGACAGACTGACGGACATCCCGGTCAGGTCGCTGCACTGAAGATGGCTATTGATAGAATCTTACCAATGTCCATGTTTGAGAAAGACTCAAAAGGACAACGTAACGCAATACAAATCAATATCACTGGTATTGGTGAAGCAAAGATTGAAACTACTGCGGAAGCCGTAGACGATACTGTTGATGACGTAGATTATACGGAAGAGACCGACTCGTAAGAGCTTTCAACACGTTGCAGGTGCGTGTGGTCGAACACCTGTTTTACTCCTCTGAAAGGGATAAAATGAAACAAACTTTAAAAGAAAAGTATGAAAAGACTCGCCATCGTTGGGACACAAATCCTGAGGCGTGGTCTGCAAGACAGTTAACTAGTCGTAAAAGCCATCTTAAAAAGAAATATGGTTTAACACTAGAAGTTTGGAATAGTATGTTGGTGTCTCAAAATAGTTGTTGTGCAATATGTAAAAAACACATAGAAGACTGTACACACAAACAACTAGTTGTAGACCACAATCATATTACAGGTAAAGTAAGATCGTTACTTTGTGACTTATGTAATACAGCTTTAGGTAAATTTAAAGACAATCCACAACTGCTAAGAGATGCAGCGGATTATTTAGAAAGACATAATGACTAGTTTAACCTTTGAACTGTTGCCGTGGCAAAAAATGGTAATGGCAGATTCAGCAAGATTTAAAGTAGTGGTGGCAGGACGACGTTGCGGTAAATCAAGAATGTCAGCAGTCAGTCTTTTGATTGAGGGTCTTAAATGTCCTAAAGGAAGTGCAGTTATGTATATTGCGCCAACTCAAGGACAAGCCCGACAAATTATTTGGGACTTGCTAATGGATTTGGGTCGAGAAGTTATACAGTCGGCTCATATTAATAACCTTGATATTACACTTGTAAACGGAGCTAAGATTTATGTGCGTGGTTCAGATCGACCAGATACGCTTCGGGGTGTTAGTTTGACGTACGTTGTTCTTGATGAAGTTGCTGACGTTAAAGAAGAGACTTGGGAAAAAGTAATTCGAGCTGCGTTATCCGATAAAAAGGGACGTGCTTTATTTATTTCAACACCTAAAGGACGTAATTGGTTATATGATTTATATAATCTAGGAATGTCTGGTAACGATGACGATTGGAAAAGCTGGCATTTTACTACTGAGGATAATCCTCTGATAGATGTAAAAGAAATAGAAGCAGCTAAAAAAACAATGTCTTCATTCGCTTTTAAGCAGGAATTTTTAGCGAGTTTCGATAACGCTGGTACAGACATATTTAAGGAGTCTTGGTTAAAATATGGAGAAGAACCAGCTAACGGTTCGTATTTTATTGCTATTGACTTGGCTGGCTTTGAAAATATTAATAACAGTACCGAGCGTAAGAAGCGCCTTGACCAAACTGCCATTGCAGTTGTCAAAGTGGATGAAAGCGGTAAGTGGTTTGTTAACAAAATAGAAACTGGACGTTGGGACATTAAAGACACTGCTGCACGGATCCTAAAGAACGTGAAGGAGTTTCAACCGATGGCTGTAGGGATAGAGCGAGGATCACTCAAGAACGCTGTATTGCCCTATCTAAGCGATCTGATGCGGTCTAACAATGTTTACTGCCATATTGCTGACTTGACTCACGGTAACAAGAAAAAGACTGAACGAGTTATCTGGGCATTACAAGGACGCTTTGAGCATTCTAAGGTTGTCCTGAACGAAGAAGAAGATTGGGCAGGATTTGTCGATGAATTCTTAATGTTCCCAACACCGCAAGTGCATGACGACATGATTGATGCTTTAAGTTATATTGATCAATTAGCTATAACTTCCTACTTCTCGAATGACGATGAAGATGATTATGAACCCCTTGACATGATAAGTGCATACTAATATGAATTGTCCTCTAGCTACCTATGATATTAAAGAAAACCTAAAGAAACGTGATTGGGCTTTTCAAAACGTAGGCTACGGTCCTGCAAATCCTGAAGAGCCTAACAAAGTCTTTTGGGCTGACAAAGCTAAAGAGTGGAACACTACTGTAGAGCAAGCAAAAACAATGCGTTGTGGTAATTGTTCTGCGTTTATTCAAACATCTGAAATGATGGAATGTATACGCAAAGGCATTGACGCTGAAAAAGACAGCTATGCTGAAGATGTAATTGATAGTGCTGGTTTAGGCTATTGTGAATTATTTGATTTCAAATGTGCTGCTTCTCGTAACTGCAATGCTTGGCTTGTTGGTGGTCCAATTACTGATGAGGACGAAACACCCCAAGAAGAAGACGCATCTTTAGAATATGCTGATCCTTTTAAAAACTCAATTAAATCTTCAATAGAGGAACTGTAACAATGGCTGATAAGCAACTTGGTAAATATTTAAAACCCAATGAAGAAGTTCCAGTTACAGAGTTTGATCGTGAACTAGTTGGTTTCATCAACGATCATTGCGATCAATGGCGTAATCACCGTGATACAAACTATCTTATTCTTTGGAATGAGTATGAGCGTATGTTCCGTGGTATCTGGTCAACAGAAGACAAAAGCCGTGATTCAGAGCGTTCACGCCTTGTAACACCAGCAATGCAACAAGCCATTGAAGCTAAACAAGCTGAGATTTCAGAAGCTGTGTTTGGACGTGGTGAGTTTTTTGATATTGAAGATAATCTGCGTGATCAAGATAAAGCTGATATTGCTTTAGTTCGTACACAAATGCACGAAGATTTCAAGCGTAATAAAATTAAAAAAGCAATTGACAACATTATTTTGTTAGCTGAGATGTACGGAACAGGTATTGGTGAAATTACTGTTAAAGAAGAAACAGTATTATATCCTGCTACTCAGCCTATCCCCGGCACACAAGTTGCTGCTATTGGAGTAGAAGAAAAGAAACAATTCATGGTTAACTTAAACCCAGTTAATTGTAAGAATTTCTTAATTGACCCCAATGCAGACACTGTTGAAGATTCTTTAGGTGTCGCCATTGAAGAATATATGTCGTATTACACCATTATCAAAGGAATTGAAGAAGGTATTTACCGCAAAGTAAATATTGTCCCTAGTTATAGCACCACTAAACTTGAAGAGGTTCAAGAAGGCTCACCATCAAGAAGCGATAAAATTCGTGTCATTCGTTATTATGGTTTAATTCCTCGTTCAATGTTAGAAGGTTTAGAAGAGACTGAGTCGAAGACTGTTGAACTGTTTCCAGAAGAGTCTGCTGCTGACGAATACTCAGACATGGTTGAGGCTGTTGTAGTTATTGCCGATGGCGAACACCTTCTAAAGGCAGAGGAATCACCTTACATGATGAAAGACCGCCCTATTGTCGCTTATCAAGCGGACTCTATGCCGGGTCGTTTCTGGGGTCGTGGTACATCTGAAAAAGGTTACAATATGCAAAAGGCACTTGATGCCCAAATGCGTAGCCATTTAGATTCTTTAGCTTTAACTACTGCACCAATGATGGCAATGGACGCAACCCGTCTACCCCGTGGTGCTAAATACGAAGTACGCCCCGGTAAGAACTTCCTTGTTAATGGTAATCCAGCAGAGATTATGATGCCATTCAAGTTTGGTTCTACCGACTCGGGCAATATGCAAACAGCCCAGACGTTCCAACAAATGTTGCTACAGGCAACAGGTACTTTGGATAGCTCACAGATGCCATCACAAGTGGCGGGAGGAGAAGCGTCTGGTGCTGGACTATCAATGGCACTATCTGGATTAATGAAGAAGAACAAACGTGCTCTTATTAATTTCCAAGAAGATTTCTTAATTCCTTTCATTACCAAAGCTGCTTGGAGATTCATGCAGTTTGACCCAGAGCGTTATCCAGTTAAAGATTTTGTATTTTTACCTGTATCGACAATGGGAATGGTTGCTCGTGAATATGAACAACAACAAATGATTGGTTTAATGCAGACTTTAGGACCAACAAGTCCCATTACGCCTGTACTGTTACAGGGTATTATCCAATCTTCTAGTATTTCTAACCGTGAAGAGATTATTGCTACGTTGCAGAAGATGTCACAGCCTGATCCAGCACAAGCACAGTTACAACAGCAGTCCGGTGCGCTAGATTTAGCCATTAAACAGGCTACTTTAGAGCTTACACAGGCTAATGCTGCTAAAGCTAAGGCAGATGCATCTAAGACCATTGTAGAAGCTCAGATTATGCCTCAGGAAGCTGAAGCTAAGATGATTGGCAACATTTCTCGTGGTTCTAAGGACAAGAATGACTTTGACCAGCGTGTAAAAGTTGCCGAATTAGCCTTAAAAGAACAAGACATTGTTTCAAATGAACGTATTGCCATGACACAAATGGCTCATAAAGCGAATTCAAAACAGAAATAACTTAAAAAGTACTTGACAATTGGATTAAAACGTGGTATAATTTACTCAAATACCACATTATAACTCCGTTGTCAAGGAAAAAGTTATGCAAAAAGAATTACAAGATTACTATGAAAATCGCTTCGCTATGATGTCTACCGTAGGGTGGAGTGATTTGATAGAAGATTTAGAAATTATGATTAAAGCTACGGATACAGTAGCCGGAATTGAAGATGAAAAGCAACTTCATTTCAAAAAGGGTGAGATGTCAATTTTAAATTGGCTAAAGCACCTCAGAGATGCAAGTAGCGAAGTCTACGACCAGTTACAGGAGGAATCTGAACTTGTCTAGACGAATGTATGAATTTAAGTGTGAACAGAATCATATTACGGAACGGTTCATCGACGAGATGGAAAAAACTGTTAATTGTGATAGGTGTGACGGGACTGCAACCCGTATCATTTCCCCCACTGGGATCTATTTAGAGCCTTTCAGTGGTGTTTATCCTTCGGCTTATGATCGATGGACAAAGGTTAGAGCTGAGAAGCTGCAACAGGAAAAGAAAACAAATGCTGAACATGGTTCATAAGTAGTGACGTTACTACCGAGCTATTTTAAAAATCCTACAATCTTTACGACAGGAAACACTCATGGCTGAATTTGTTGAAGTGCAAGATGAAACACCAAATGCTGATAATATAACCCAAAGTAGCACGGATGCACCTGCTGAACAAGCAGCTAACGCAAATCCTGTTACATCGGAATCTGTAGTTCCCGAAAAGTACAAAGGTAAAACTTTGGACGATGTTGTGAAGATGCACCTAGAGGCTGAAAAGCTTATTGGCAAGCAAGCACAAGAAGTCGGCGAAGTACGCAAGTTAGCAGATGAACTCATTAAACAACAACTCAACGCAAAGCAAGACACGCAGCCCAGTGTAAAAGATAACGAGATAGACTTTTTTGAAGATCCTGCCAAGGCAGTTAATCAAGCAGTAGCTAACAATCCTGTTCTTCGTCAAATTCAAGAACAACAGGAATCACAAATGAGGCAACAAGCGGCAGTTCAACTGCAAAGCAAGTTTCCTGATTTTCAAGAAATTGTAGCTTCTGATGATTTTGCTAATTGGATTAAATCCTCAAGAGTACGCATTGATTTATTTACTAGAGCTAATAACTTTGATTTTGATTCAGCAGAAGAATTACTTGAAACGTATACTGCCATTCGTGGCACTAAAGCGAAGCAAGCTGATACTGAACTGATTACTAATGATAAAAGCAATCGCTCACAAGCACTTAAATCTGCTGCTGTACCTAGAGGCGGCTCAGGTGAAGTTGGAAAACCAGTCTATAGACGTGTCGATTTAATTCGTTTAAGAATGCAAGACCCTGAACGCTATAATGCTATGCAAGACGAAATCATGCAAGCCTATAGTGAGAACAGAGTCAAATAATTTAATTAATTTTAGGAGATTTTAAAATGGCTTTAGGTACTAATCATCAAACAACCACCACGGGTGCATCGTTTATTCCAGAAATTTGGAGTGACGAAGTTGTTGCAACCTATAAAAAGAATTTAGTTTTAGCTAACCTTATCAAGAAGATTTCTTTCAAAGGTAAAAAAGGCGACACACTAAATATTCCTAAACCAGCTCGTGGCAGTGCTTCTGCTAAAGCTGCTTCAACTCAAGTAACTTTGGTTACCGATACTGCAACTAATATTGCTGTAACGATTGATCAACATTTTGAATATTCAATCTTGATCGAAGATATTGTTGAAGCTCAAGCATTGGCTTCTATGCGTCAGTTTTACACTGATGACGCTGGCTATGCACTTGCTCGCCAAGTTGACAACTCACTCATTCAATTGGGTCGTGGTGTTCAAAGTGGTGGCGGTACTGCTGCTTATAGCGGTGCTTTCTCAGGTGCTGATGGCACAACGGCTTATGTTGCTGCTTCGAACACTGGTTTAAGTGCTTTGACCGATGCTGCTATCCGTCGTTCTATTCAACGCTTGGATGACAACGATGTTCCAATGGACGGACGCTTTTTAGTTGTTCCTCCTTCGACTCGCAACACTTTGATGGGTATTTCACGTTTTACTGAGCAAGCTTTCGTTGGCGAGCAAGGTAATAACAACACTATCCGTAACGGTGAAATTGGTAACGTATATGGTATTCCAGTATTCGTAACCAACCAAGCTGATACTACTTCTGGTTCTACCGCTTGTAAAATCTGCTTGCTAGGTCATCGTGACTTCGCAGTATTAGTAGAGCAATTAGGAATTCGTTCACAAACTCAGTACAAACAAGAATACCTCGGTAACTTGTTCACGGCTGACACCCTTTACGGTGTTAAAGAGTTGCGTGATGGTTCTGCTGTTGCACTAGCTGTTCCAGCCTAATACCTAGAAACTAGGTTCTACCCTGCTCAAAAGAGCGGGGTAGTTTACTTAAACGGTTTACAATTAAACTGTTTAACTAAACTACGGAGAAGATAATGGCTAAATTCAGATGCGTTCATACTAGTAATATCTGTGAATTTACTAATGAGTGGGATATTAAACAAATGCGTGAACACAAAGAATATACTGAAGTTGTAGAGACTCCTACTAATGAAGAACCTACAGTTAAAAAAGTAACAACTAAGTCTAAAGAGGCTTAATAGTGGGAATCTATCGTGGTGCTGGTGGTACAGGGGATGCAGTTAATGACGCTACATCACAAGCTACCATTACTGTTATCGCTAAAGATCAAGCTGTAGCGGCTAAAGTCGCTGCACAAGCTGCACAATCAGCAGCTCAGTCATCTGCGTTAGATGCAGCAAGCAGTGCTTCTGCTTCGGCAAACTCTGCTGCTGCTGCCCTAGCTGCAATTCCTCCTCAGACAGGTAATTCGGGTAAATATCTAAAAAGCGATGGCACTGCTGCCGCTTGGGATGCTTTAGATATATCAACTGCTGATATTAGTGGAACACTTCCTGTCGCCAATGGCGGAACAGGCTCAACTACAGCATCGACAGCTCGTACTGCATTAGGCGCAACAACACTGGGTGCTAATTTATTTACGATAACAAACCCAAGTGCAATAACATTCCCAAGATACAATGCTGATAATACTGTCTCTGCTTTAGATGCGGCAACTTTCCGTACTGCTATTGGCGCAGGTACTAGTTCTACAGTTGGTACAGTAACTTCCGTAACTGGTACTGCTCCAGTTGTTAGCTCAGGTGGCACGACTCCAGCTATTTCGATGGCTGCTGCAACTACTTCAGTAAGTGGTTATCTTACAAGTACTGACTGGACTACTTTTAATAATAAAGGTTCTGGAACAGTTACTGCAGTAAGCGCTACAGCACCCATAACAAGTTCTGGCGGAACGACTCCTAACTTGGCTATGCCAGCCGCTACAACAAGCGTAAACGGCTACTTAACTTCAACTGATTGGACAACCTTTAATAATAAAGGCTCAGGTACGGTTACTAGCGTTACAGGTACATCGCCAATAGTTTCAAGCGGTGGTGCTACTCCAG